ATGTAACACCAGTAGCTTCTGGTACAACTGCTATTTGTGATTTTGCAGATTTAACTTTTAGTAACGCAACCGTAACAGCAAGAGGATGTCTTATTTATAATGACACAAATTCTGATAAAGCTGTTGCAGCTATAGATTTTGGCGGCGACAAAACATCTACAGCTGGAGATTTTACGATTGTTTTCCCAAGTGCTACAGCAACTGGTGCAATTATAAGATTAGCTTAATAGTAGCAATGTTTACATTAAATTATGCCGCTATCAAAAATAAATTTTAAGCCTGGAATTAATAAGGAAGAAACCGATTACGCAAACGAAGGTGGTTGGGTTGACGGCGATAAAATTAGGTTTAGAAAAGGCCGCGCAGAAAAAATTGGTGGTTGGGAAAAATACTCTACAAGCACCCTTATAGGATCTGCTAGAGCTTTACATTCTTGGATTTCTTTGGGCGGAACAAAATATCTTGGTATAGGCACAACTAATAAATATTACATAGAAGAAGGTGGCACATATAATGATGTCACACCAATAAGAAAAACTACTACAAACGCAGCAACTTTTTCTGCAACCGATGGATCTTCTACTGTTACCGTAACCGATGCAGGTCATGGCGCAGTTAATGGAGACTCTGTCACTTTTTCAAGTGCAGTAAGTCTTGGTGGTAATGTTACAGCCGTAGTTTTAAATCAAGAATATCAAATAAGCCTGGTTACAGGAACAAACACTTATGAAATCACTGCAAAAGACACCAGCGGATCTACGGTTACAGCAAATTCAAGTGACTCTGGTAATGGTGGATCTTCAACAGACGCAGTGTATCAAATTAATTCTGGACTAGATTTTTATGTACAATCCACAGGTTGGGGTGTTGGCACTTGGGGTGCAGGCGGATGGGGTTCGTCAACTGCGCTTTCAACCTCAAACCAACTACGCTTGTGGACACATGATAATTATGGCGAAGATTTAATTATTAATCCTAGAGGTGGTGGTATTTACAGGTGGATTGAAAATGATGGTGTTGAAACAAGAGCGGTTGAATTAGCCACTACAAGTGGAGCTAATTTAGTGCCAACACTAGGATTGCAAACTATTACGTCTGAAACTGATAGGCATTTGATTGTATTAGGTGCCGATCCGTTAAACGACGCTGGCACAGCAAGAACAGGAACTTTAGATCCAATGCTTGTCGCATTTAGTGATCAAGAAAACCCGTTACAGTTTGAGCCATTGTCAACAAATACAGCTGGTTCATTAAGATTATCTTCTGGTTCCTCTATAGTAGGAGGTCTTAAAGCAAGGCAAGAAGTTTTGATATGGACAGACACATCCTTGTATTCAATGAATTTTATTGGCCCACCACTAACCTTTGCAATTAATTTAATTAATGAAGGAGCTGGTCTTATCGGTCCAAAGGCTTTTTGTAATTCACCGAAAGGTGTTTACTACATGTCAAAAAATGGTTTTTATTTTTATAATGGATCAGTACAACAAATACCTTGTAGTGTGCAAGATTATGTTTTTTCAGATCTTGACGAGTCACAGGCTTATAAGTGTTTTGCTGGACTTAACGAAGAGTTCTCAGAAGTATGGTTCTTTTATCCTTCGCTATCAGACAATACAAGAGAAATATCTAGGTACGCAATTTTTAATTACCAAGAGGGATCCTGGAGTATAGGATCTTTAGAAAGATACAGTTGGCTTGCAGCTGGTGTCTTGGATAGACCATTAGCTGCTGGTGAAAATGGATCTAAATATGTATACGAGCATGAAAAAGGATTTAATAACGATGTAAGCGCTATGGACGGTGTTTTTATTGAATCTGCTGACATTGACATAGCAGATGGCGATAACTTTGTTTTCTTGAAAAGAATTTTACCAGACATTTTATTTGTTAATGACGTAGGCACAAGCCAAGATCCTGCTATTAATGTAGTGGTTAAAAGAAGAGACTTTAGCAACCAAACCCTATCTACAGATTCAACCACACAAATTACACCTAGTTCTACTTATGGTTCTTTAAGATCTCGAGCCAGGCAGTTTGTCTTACGTTTTGAATCAGACGATGATAATACCGAAAACGATAAGAAAAATTACAAGTGGAGGCTTGGTAGTACAAGAGTAGAGATTCAATCATCTGGGCGTAGATAATGAGTAAATTACTTCCAACTCAGTTGCCGCTCGCTGTAGGCGAAAATGTTACAGCCGATACTTTTAATCGCTTAATAAGAATTTTAGAAATTAACCTAGGATCAGTGGATCCAGACGTAATAAAATCTTTTAACTCCACAGACCTTAGCGAATTGCAATTTGCTACAGGAGCCATTATATTTAACACAACGACAGAGGTTCACCAGGCCTTTGATGGTACAGAGTTTAGAAACCTGTATGAACATCAAACTTACTTGACTGGACTCTCTGCAACAACAAGTATAGGAGCAGTGACAGTAAGTACACCATGATAAGCGAACAACTACAAAATAGAATTAATATGCTGACTGGCGACATGGCATCACAAGCAAACAAAGGAGCTATATCTGACAGAGAAATGGAGATTTACAATCAAGCAACTGGTGGTATGAATCCTATGGATATGGTTGGTCAAGCTAAAGGAGCCATTTCAGACAGAGAAATGGAAATATTTGATAGCACGCAAAACGTATCACAAGAAGAAGAAGTGGATATGTTATTAGATGATGCAGCTAAGGACATGACCGAAGAAGAAAAACAAATACTTGAAGATCTATTAGAACGTGGAGCTGCAATACAAGAATCACCTTTAGCAGCTGAGGTACAAGAACTTAAACAATACGGCGAAGGTCCAGATACAGAGTTAGCGCATTTAAGACCTGGAGAAATGGTTATACCACCAGAGTTTTTAGAAGATGCACAGTTTGAATCGGCGTTAGCTAAAAAGTTTGACGAGTTTGATATTAATCCAGAACAAGCGATAGTTGGTTCGGGTATTGCAAGTCTTAACCCAGTGACTGGCTTAGAACAATTTTTCTTTAAGAAGATTGGTAAGGCCCTTAAAAAAGTAGTTAAGAAGATAGCACCTATAGCTGGACCATTAGCAAACTTTATTCCAGGAGTCGGACCAGTATTAGCTGGAGCAATCGGAGCTGCAACTAATGTAGCAGCAGGTAAAGGACTCAAAGGCGCAGTATCTGGAGCACTCGGCGGTTATGGTGCTGGTAAATTATTCAGTGGCGTGGGCAGTTTGGGTACAGTCGGCGGTAAAGCAGTTGGCCAAGGTGGCTTTAGTGGGTTAGGCGGTTTAGACAAGTTTAGAGCACTAGGCAGTGGTTTAAAATCTGGCAACTTAGCAAGCACATTCTTCAACCCAGCTACTGGTGATAAAGGTATATTTGGTGGCAGTATTGGTCCATCAATAAGAAGCGGTTTAGGTAGCTTAACTGGTTTTGGTCAACCACAAACTTACGATACTGGTGATGTTATTGGTACTTTAGACGGTCAGCCAGTAACAAGAGCAGACTTAGCAAATATGACACCAGATCAAATAGGTGCAATGCAAATGACACAAGCTGCTGTCAACGATAAAACATTAATGCAAACATTAAGCGCAAAATTTTTACCGCAAGGCGTTGAAAACATGTTGGGCACTGGCCCACAAGGCGGTGGCATCTTTAGTGGAGGTCAAAACCAACAACAAAGTGGCGGTCTATTCGGCGGTGGTTTCGGTGACGCACTTAAGATGGGCGGCATAGGAGCTTTAGCTGCTGGTTTAGGTAAGCTGGCCTACGAAGATGCTAAAAAACAAACAGGCGTACCTTTGACTCCATTAACAACCATGAGTCCTACAGGCAGATATAACATAGAAGCTGAAATATCCAGAAGAATGGGACAAGAAGCTCCGAATCCTGTAGAGTTCGGTTTGCTACCAACAGGCACATTACCAGAGTTATCTGGTGGTAAGCCAGCAGGTATGATGTACGGCGGTCCTGTAATGGCTTATGCCGAAGGTGGAGCAGTACAAATGCAAGAGGGTGGTGAAATGGATCCGAGCATGTTTCCTAGAATGGACGGTGATATAAACGGTCCAGGCACAGAAACCAGTGACGATATACCAGCTATGTTAAGCGATGGTGAATTTGTTATGACAGGACAAGCTGTAAGAGGCGCAGGAACTTATGAAATGAAGTCTGAGCCTGGTGGTATCATAAGTCTGGTTCCGTCTTTAGAAGAGAACAGAGAGCGTGGTATGGATCTTATGTATCAAATGATGGATACTTTCGCCTCACAAGCTAAGGTTAATTAATATGAGTTTTTTAAAAAGAGCGTTAGGTAAAGTTAGAGGCAGGCTGCCTACTCCTCCAATATCAATCGGAGGTCCAGGCCTTACTAAGGCGCCACCTGGAAGAATTACTCCTGGCCGTTTACAACCACCGAGGTTTGTAGG